CCGGGGCTCGGCGTGTACGACGTTGTCGCGCCAAATGCGCGAATGGCAATCAAACCACCGGCCAGCGCGTGCCGACGCCAGCCCGCGCCGCCCGTGTCAGGGTTGGTCAGATTGTTTTCGACAGTCGACAGCCAGAACATTCCTAGCGTCGTCGCTGACGCCACGACGGCTCCCTTCGGGTAGCCCCCTATCGCCGCCTGAAAGTCTATATCGTAACCGATCGGCGCGCCCGTTGCCTGCCAACGCGCCCAAGCTGATAGAAAGTTCAGAATGCCGTTGAAATCCCGGCCATCGGGGGGCGTGCCGCCCGCCCCTTCGTCGGTAAACGTCTGGGGCGGGAACCCTATGTCAAAGCTGGCCGCCGCCGGGTCGACGGTCGTCTGCGGAACCGTCCGCACATACGCCCCGGTTGCGTTCTGCGCAAAGACCTTGGGCGACTTGCTGGGAATATCGGACGACTGCATTATGGTTGCTCCACATCAAACGAGACGCCACAGGGCTTGGGCAGAACGCCCGACTGGAAAACGATCGCGGTTTCGACCGGCGTCAGGGTTTCCGAAAAGACGTACGTAATCGTCATGTCCAGATTGTCGCGCACATAGCCTTGCCCGAACAGGTTCAGCAATATGACGTTGATAGATGGGGACGACGCGTTCGTTATGTTCAGGGCCGCTTTCGCCAGCAACAGCGTTCGGTACGCTTCGTCGGTCAGGGCGACGTTATTCGTCAGCCTCGTTCCGCTGTAAAAAATGCCGAACCCGAACGGCTTTGCCTGCGCGTCGCTTTCGAACCCGAGATATTCGCCGACGGGGACTTGCAGCACGCGGTTAACGCCAAGGATACGGCCCCAGACGTCGAGCCCGAACCCCTGCGCCGTGTCGATATCCCAAATCAGAGAATAGAACTGGTCGAACCGGCTTTTCGGGTCCAGCCATTGCGCGAAATAATCGACCAGCGCGGTAATGATCGGGCTGTTCGCATATTGCGACAGGACCGTAACCCAAGGGTCGAAGAAATAACCGGCCGCGCCGGGTACGTCTTCCGTCGGCCCCGCGCCGATCGGGCTTTCTGCTACGGGATAATGACCCAGCGCCATTAGACTAGGCTAACCGTCACGGTTCCCAGCGTGGGAAACTGGTTGATCCCGGCCGCAACCGACGCCACGCCGTTGACTGTGACGGCGGCAATCCGCGCCCAGTCGCCAAGCGCGCCAATCGGGCAGACGAACGACGACGCAAACACGGTCTGGCCGATCTTCGCGAGGTCGGGGAACTTGGCCGCGACGGCCGCCTGAACCTGCGCGGCAACGTCCGACGGCACGTCTGGGCGGTTCGCTATCTGGACGACGACGTTTATCGCGAGCGCGGCGGCCCGCTGAAATGACACGTCATATGTCGGGGGCGTGACGTACCCCGAATTATCGTCTTCGACCGTGACCGTCGTCGAACCACTGTACGCGCAGCCGGGCGGTTTCTTGCCCCAGATGGCGAGCGCGACCGCTTCGTCGGTACCGCCTTCGACCGCAACATAGATGCTATGCGCCAGTACCGTTTGCGAGCCGACCACGACGTCGGAACCCGTGTTGTTTTCCGTCACGTACGCGTCGACGACCCCCGGCACGCCCAGCACCGCGCCGCGCACGGCCGGAAGGATGCCGACCGCGTTACCGGCGACGGACAGCGCGCGGCGTTCTTCGAAGTCGGCCGTATTTTCCTGTTCCTGCCCGGGCGTGCCGTCGGTCAGGTTTTCGACGCTGTCCCAGCCCGGGATAGTCCGATAGATCATGTTCAGCGACCCGGCCGGGCAGGCGATCGGGCCGGGGGTCAGCGCGCCGAACTGGACGTCGACATAGCCAGCGACCGGAATCGTCGCGGACGTCAGCGCCTGATAGATCGTACCGTCGGTTGCCTTGGCGAGCGCGCCGACCGTGATCGTAACGCCGGTCGCCCCGTAACAGCGCGCGGTGACGACAGTCGGGGTCGCGCCCTGCCGGGACAGGAAGTAAATCCGCCCAATGGCGTCTTGCATCCGGCCCGATGCGTACGCCGGGTCGACTTGGTTCGTAAAGTCGACGAACAGGTCGTTAAACGCCCCGATGACTGCCGCGAAGCTGGTAGAAAGCTGGCCTTGCGGGGTCGACGGGGACGGGTTCAGGTTGCCGCCGAACGCCGCGTTGATATCGGCGAACACGCCGTCGCGAATTGCCGTTTCTTCCGGCGACGTAAAGCCTTCGTCGCCGAACGCTGGAAGGGGGACGTTTGTCATAGGCCGATCGTTTGAACCCCGCTATCGGTCGAAATCTGGATTTGCCCGGTCAGCACGCGGTCGGGGCCGGTTATCAGGATGGCCGTCGCGTCGTTCACGCCCGGCACGGTCAGGGCCGCTTCCTGCGCCCGAGCGCGTAGGATTTGCGTCGGCTGGTACCGGCCCAGCACGTCGCTAAAATAGGGGACGCCTAGCGTCGTGTCGTAATATGCTTCGCCCTGAAAGACCCGTACGGCGCTGGCCGCGTCCTGCGCTTGGCTATACGGCTCGCTCGCCAAGGCGATATTGCCGGCGGCGTCAATCGCCAAGTCCCAGTTATCCCGGTCGAGTAGGAGGGTCGTCGCCATTCCCCGACCATAGCACGGCAAATTATTTGTGCGTAGGGTATTGACGGCGGCGTCAATAGCTGGCAGTTCAGGGTCAACAGAGGGAGTTACCGACCATGCCGACAGCTTTCCGCCAAACCGCTATCGCCGCCGACGACACGGGCAAGTTTCGGACGTCGATCGTCCTTGCAAGCCGCCTCTATGGCGAATGGTCCGAAACGGCAATCGCAGAGCATTGCGCGCGGGAAGGTCGGACTTTGCCGATCAAGGCGCTTGCCCTGACCGACGCCGAATACGACGCGATGGAAGCCGACAGTTCCTTGCGGTTCGGCTATGTCGAACGGGCCGGGGACGTCGACAGCGATTTCGAGCCCGCGCGCTGGCGTTCCGTCTATGACAAGGATTGGTCGGAATGGCGCGATCGCACGTTGACTGCCCGGTTTCAGGGCGTTGACAACCGCGAATTGCTAAAGCTGTCGCGTGGCGGCAATAACGAAGCCCGGCAGGAACTATATCGCCGGCAGACGAAAGGCCCTGAACAATGCTCGCAATCCTAGCCGTCGTCGCTTCCATGACCTGCGTCGTTCACGAAGGCGGCCGGTCAATTCAGCACGACTTGACGTTCTATTCCCCAGTGCCCCGGACGGTTCACGTCATCGACATGGTCGGCCAGCCCGGCGGCTCCGAAAGCTACCGGGCGACGTACAAGGTCGTGTCGAGCAACCGGGGCGGGGTCGTGGCGATCGACCACGACAGCGACGGCGGGTTTTCCATGATTACGGTCGATCGGAACCGCGCGTTCGGCCAGACGACCGCCAGCAACGGGCGAACCCTCACGTCGTCGGGTACCTGCCGGGTTACGAAGGCGGCCCGCTAGTTCCGCTGCCCGTCTGAACGCCGCCGTGCGTATGGCTGTCGAACGACTTGCCGTTGAACGTCGAGCCCGGGCCGGTCGTCATGTCGCCCGTCACCGTCACGTCACCGTCGATCGCCGTCGTCGGCGCGGCAATGTTCAGGCCGCCGGGCGCGTTGATCGTCACCGGCAGGCCGTCCCCGGCCGTAATGGTGATCCCGTCCGCGTCCATGCGGATAAACTGCGTCGGCGCGGCGTTCAGGATACCACCTAGATACATGCCGTCCGACCAGTCGAACCGCCGCCAGCTACCGGGGGTCGTGGGCGATTTGCTCCGCTTGACGCCCGAGATATCCGACGACGCGAAAACGGCGATCCCTATGTCGCCGGCAACCGGCTTGACGACGACGGCCGACGTCCCGCCCTGAACGCGCCAAACAGGCATATTGTGAATCGTGCCATGCGGAACGGCATTGCCGGCCCCGTCGACCTGCGCGACCATCGGCTGAACGTCGACCGCGAACCCGTCCGCGTCTTCCCGTACGGCTTTGACCTGAACAAGCTGGGTCGTCGCCATCTGATTGACAACCGACCGGATAGCGAATTGCAGGCGGTTCCATTCGTCGTTTGCGTCTTTGAGCCCGGCCAGCCCGGTATAGGCTTGCTTGTTTTCGCTCATGACGGCGTACCGATGACGGGGGCGGGCGCGCCCAGCAAGCCGCATTCGATCCGGGTAAACCATTGGCCGCCGGGAATTTCCGCGTCTAGGCTATGCTGCACGGCCGCGACTTGCCATTCGCCGTTTGCCGCGCCCAGTCCGGACGTAACCTTGATTTTCTGCCCGAAAACAAGCGACGGCGTGTATAGCGTCGTCAGGGCTATTCCGTTCTGCGTGAACTGGGGATAGCCGACCAGCCCGGTTTCGGGCGATATGTCGAGCGACAGGCCGCCCCGCGCCTGACCCGACGGCCAGATGGCGATTACGTTGTCGTCGATCAGCATGTCGCAGCGCGCGGCCCGGGCGACGGCTAGGGCTTGGTCGCGCAGCGTGCCGGGCAGATAGGGGCTATCAAGTATCGTTTGTACCCCGCTATTTTCCAGCGTGCGAGGCGGTACCATCTGGGCGGCAATACTGGACAGCGCGACGTCGACGGCGACCGGCCCGTTATAGCTGGTCGGCGCGACTGGTCGCACCGCGTCGAGCCCGCCGGTAAAGGCGGACACGGTAAATTCGACGTCGGGCGGATTGCTGGCGTCGGCCCACGCCTCTTTGATCGTCCCCGTAAAGACGACGCCCATCCCGTTTTCGTCGTCCCCGGCCCGAACTGTGACGTTGTTCGCCCGTTCCTGCGCGTACGCCAGCTTGTTCAGGACGGTTAGTTTTTGCATCGTGTCCAGCGGCATTCCCCAGACGCGCAGTTCAAGCTGGGACATGGAAACGCCGCCCGACTTCGTGATCGTGGCGGACGTACGCAGGCCGCTAATTTCGACCGTGTCCGCCCCGCTTTCGCCGAACGAGCCCGTCCCGAGCGTAAAGGACAGGTCGATTTTCCGGCGTAACAGCGTCACAGGGCATCGTTCCAGACGAACAGGAAGCGGTCGGCCAGCCCCGTATAATCGGGGTCGCTGTCGCCTTGCAGGTCCGTAAAATACAGGTCGCCCACGAAGCCGAGATAGCTACCGCGAACCAGCCGCGTACGGTCCAGCGCCTTGACGCCCAGACAGATAGGTTCGTCCTGAACGTACAGGTCGACGAACAGGCCGGTTCGGCGCTGGCGGACGTCGATCCGGCACGACTGTTGCCCTAGCTGAACGGTCAGCGTCTGCGACGGCGTCGCGACCAGCGGGATTTTGTATGTCGTCATCGGGGCTGCAATTCCGCTGGGTCGATCCCGCGTTCGGTCGGCTGGGCTTGGACGCTGCCGTCCTTAACCTGCCCGGCCCCGCTGGGCTCTTTCGTGTTCGTGAATTTCAGGCTGGCCGTCTGGCGGACTTTCCGCAAGCCGACTTCCATCGTCAGCAGCCCAGCCCCGCGATCGGCCGCGCGGACCTGCCGTGCCATCACGACATTGACGTCGACGTACACGCCTTCCGGTGTCACGACGTTGAACAGTTCGACCGACTGCCAAGCATCTTGCACGGCCTTTACAAAGCCCTGTCGGTCTTCGACGGACCCGCCGCGCGACATAATCAGCCGCACGTCGTAAGGCATTTGGACTTTGTTGTATGACCCGAACCCGCCTTTCTCGACGGGATAATCGGATATCCGCGCCTCCAGCCCCAGTTCGAACCCGACGATATTGTCGCAGGGAATGGCAAATTCGCCGTCTTGCGTGAACAATCCCCATTGCCGCACGACGTCGGCGTTCACTTCCTCGCCGCTCGACGTCAGCGGCTGTTCAGTCTGATTGTTCGCCGGGAACAGGATCGACCG